TATATGATTGATTGGGAAGAGTTCCGTAATTGTATATTAACAACATCTAATATAGGATATAAAAAAATACCAACCAAAGTTTTTAAAAGTTTTAATACTGAAGGAAATTTGGAATATTAAAATATTTTTCCTATATTAGTTGATATGGCAAGAAAAAGAAAATTCCAACCTATTGAACTGATAGTCGAAGACCCATCAGAAGTGTTTCAATCACATAGACAACAGATATCCAAAGCGATTGTTGAGGGGGTGGATTATGGAATTAAATATAAAAAGAAAAGAGTTGATTTTGCAAAAGTAATCATAAATGATATATTGGTTATAACACTTTCAATTGATAGCAGAGAATTTGCGGATTTATTAGATGAACAACTTCAGACCCTTATTGATTTTGAAGAGTATGAGACTTGCGCATTATTGATGAAATTAAAAGAAAAGTTAAATGAAAAAGTTACTAAAAAAGCTAGAGTGGTGGTTTGATTATTATATCGCTTACTTTTTGTACAGCGACAGAAAAAAACATCATTATTACAATTATATAAATCAAAAATACAATTTTATGGGAGAGCATCATGTACCTTTAACAATTGGTGAAGATGGATTGGTTACATCCGTTGGAACCAGAAAAGATATTTTCGAAACTTGCATTATGTGTGGTAAAACTACTGATGTATTAATTGATACACATATTGATTACCGATATGGTTATGTAGAAGGAGCAGGACAGTGTTGTAGAGAGTGTTATCAGGGTAGTAGTACAAAACTTATTACAATAGATGAAAGGACAATTTTAGATACACCTAACGATTTTGAATTAGGAGCAAAAGTTAGGGAAATGTATTGGGATAGTAAAAAGTAGTTATGAAAAAAGAAGATGAAATTTTTTTAGGTGGAGGAACAAATTTAAATATTCAAACATCTAAAAATGTAGAATTAAGAGAAACTTTGATTCTTATCAATGGACAAAAAGAGCCGATTGAATTGGATGTAAAAATAATAGCAGATTTTGATACGATACCTGAAAAATACCACGAAGTTTTTTTAAATATTATGACTTCAAAATATTACAATAAAGTATCGTTTGGTGATAATCCATTCAGTCAATGTGTTCCACCTAAAAAGAAAAAATGGTGGCAAATTTGGAAATAAATAAAAATAGGTTATATGAAAGAAGAATCAGCAGTAGAATTTTGTGAAAGGGTATATCCCGAAATGATGGATGAATTTAAGAAAATTCAATCAGAAATGTATGAAACATTTTGTAAGAAACAACGAAACTATGGACCTGGTAATATTTCCGTAGGAACATCTTTAACAACAAAAGAAGATGTAAAATTATCCCTTACAGGACTTTGGTTTAGAATTAATGATAAAATTCAAAGATTAAAGCAATTAGTAGTATTGGGTCAGCCAGATGAGGTTGGAGAACCTATACAAGATACTTATCAGGACTTATCGGTATATGGTATAATCGCACAATTAGTTCAACGTGGAAAATGGGCAAAATAAAAAATCATATATAGATGATATATTATCATCCAATGTGAGAGAACCTTTCTTATTCAATTGTCAACCAAATTCAAATGATTTCTTTGTTATTGATTATAAGCAATTAGAAAATCAATGCCCAAAATTAGGATTAAGAGGTTATTGGAAATTTACAAATGAAATGTCAAAATTAAATATAATTGAATTATGTGATTATTTACATACACTTAATAAAGTAGTTGTTTTATTTTCACCAGAAGAAATTAATTTTAATTTAGAAAGTATATCTTTTTTTGTAGAAACGTGTATTAATTTAAAAATAAAAGTATTTGTTTATTCATTTAATTCTAATATAAACGATTACTTAAAAATAAAATATCCAAATGAATTTGGAACATATATTTTAGCAAATAGTTCTGATACGTTAATAAATGGTGGTATTATTAATTGGACTGTGTTTTATGATAATAAAAATATTCATAGAGATATTAAGTTATTATTTCTAAACTACAATAGAAAAATAAATAGAGATTTAATCATTACAAAATTAAATAAATTAGGAGAACTTATTAACGCGGAAAATTATATATCATATCATAACCATCATACTTTTGATGAGAAACAATATTATAAAGTATATTCGGATTACGCTATAGAAAATAACATTGATTTTGATTTTTTAAAAAATTTAAATTTATCTCCAAATTATGTGAATGTACACGACCAAGGAAAGGCTCAGTATGATGCTCAATTATTACATTTAAGGTCAAAATTTAATATTATATGTGAACCGTTTTTTGGAATGAGTAATGACCCTATGAATTTTGAATATTATAATCATACGATTAGTAGAAAAACTTTATATCCATTGTGTTATAAGAATGTAATATATGTTCACTCTCATAATGGATTATTAAAGGAAACTCTATCAAAACTTGGATTTGAAACATTTTTTGATGAATTTGATGAGTTTATTCAAAATATGAATGATGAATTTTATTATTCAGAAGAAACACAAAAAAAGCTTGAACATAATAGAAAAATGTTTGATAAATATACAGGTAATGCAGAGAATGCAAGATATCCCACAGACCGTCAAAATTTCGTAAAATTAACCCAAGAATTCAATGATTTTATGGGTAAAAAATAAATTTGGAAAATACGAAAAAAAGTCGTATATTTACTATGTAAAAAGCCAAAAAGGTTATATTTAGTTATGTAGGTAGTAGCTACTTAAACCTTAAAACTTAAACAATTTTTTAAACTTTAAAATCTAAAAACAATGGACATTTCATTGGCGTTAAAGAGATTTAACTCTTTACAAAACAACACAAAAAAGTCTGATTCCATTTGGAAACCAGCAAACGGAAAATCACAAATTCGTATCGTTCCTTACAAATTCAATAAGGACATTCCGTTTATCGAACTTTATTTCCATTACAACATTAACAACAAAACTTACTTGTCACCAATGTCATTTGGTAGACCTGACCCAATCGTTGAGTTTGCAGAAAAACTTAAACGTACAGGCGATACTGATGATTGGAAAGCAGGTAAAAAGATGGAACCAAAATTGAGAACTTTCGTACCTGTAGTAGTTAGAGGTAAAGAAAACGAAGGTGTTAAGTTTTGGGGTTTTGGAAAGACTGTTTACCAAGATATTTTAGGATATATCGCTGATCCTGATTACGGAGATATTACAGACCCAATGACCGGTAGAGATATCGTATTGGATGTAACATCTGCTGAAGAATCAAACGCAGCATATCCAACAACAGCAATCCGTATCAAACCGGCTCAAACAAAACTTTCGGATGACCCTGCGGTTGTAAAACAATTGTTGGAAAATCAAAAGAACACTACTGAATTGTATCAGGAGTTATCATACGCTGAACTTAAATCGGTATTGGAAAATTGGTTGAACCCAGGTGCAGCTGCATCTGATGATGAGATTGTTGAAGAATTGGAAGCTCCAAAAGCTAAAACACCAACTAAACAATCACAACTTTCAAACGATATGGGTGGTTCACAAGAAATTGGCGACCTTCCTTGGGAGAAAGAAGCACCTGCTAAAAAAGCAGATGATGTAGCATCGGCATTCGATGATTTATTTAACAATTAATACGTTACAAATATGGCTAAAGTACAGGAAGATTTGGCAAGCATTCTTGCCGATTCACTAAACAAACAAAATAAGGATGGTAGAATTGCATACTTCCTAAACGATGGTGGGGGTGATGCTCCAACCAATGTAAAAGACTGGGTATCTACGGGTAACGCTCTTTTGGATGTGGCAGTATCTAATAGACCTTATGGTGGTTTGCCTGTCGGCCGTATAGCAGAAATTACGGGTTTAGAGCAGAGTGGAAAATCTCTGCTCTCCGCCCATCTGTTAGCTGAAACACAAAAGAAAAATGGAGTAGCCGTATTGATTGATACCGAAACCGCCGTTAATAGGGAGTTTTTGGAAGCAATTGGTGTTGATATTTCAAAGTTACTATACGTTTCAGTAGATACGGTTGAAGGTATTTTTGAAGCTTGTGAAACAATCATTGAGAAAGTTAGAACAGGTGATAAAAACCGATTGGTAACTATCGTAGTAGATTCAGTAGCAGCAGCATCTACAAAGAAAGAATTAGAGGCTGATTACGATAAAGATGGTTACGCAACTGATAAAGCAATCATCATCTCCAAAGCGATGAGAAAGATTACGAATATGATTGGTAGACAAAACATTTGTTTAGTGTTTACTAACCAACTTCGTCAAAAGATGAACGCAATGGCATTTAGTGACCCTTGGACAACATCAGGCGGTAAAGCATTAGCATTCCATGCTTCTGTTAGATTCCGTTTGAAATCTATGGGACAACTTAAAGTGGGTGATAAGATT